CACGCCACTGCTTGAATAGTCTTCCTCTGCCTCTGAGGGAAAGGTAATTTCAACAGGATGATCAGTTTTAGCATTCTGTTCTTTAGCTCGCCTTGGGGGTCTAGGTGCTGGTTCTGGCGCAGCTGGCACACTTGGCGGCGTCCATATGCCGGCGAGAGAGGGTCTAACTGAATCAGGTTTAAGCTCACCATCATGGGCGGCCTTCATGTCTACACCTTGATGAGAGCGCCGAGCATTAAAAAGCTTTCTCCATTCATTCCTTAGTGTGCTTGTATCTACCTTAAACTCTGACTGATCAGCCTCATAAGCTTCCTTGATCCACTTTTTAAGCAGCTCAGGCTGTTTTTCGATAAACTCCATTTTGACCTCACGAAGATCTAGCGCCCGATTCTCGGTTTCGATAGTCTCATCAGCCCATAAGAGAGCATTTCTCTTCTCATTAGGATAGCAGCCCCTTTCTACTCCGTCTTTCTGCATTCCGTACTCAGGCGGCTTAATGATTAAAAGTATGCGAGTCATTACGTCTTCATGAGACACACCCCAACTTCTCATCTCGTCTCTACCGTAAGCTGAGTGGTAGAGCTCGTTTTTATATTCGATTGCGCTGTATCCTTTCCTAATGACGGTAGGTATTTTGTTGCGCGAGCCATTGCTCTGCCATGCTTTTACGTCTCGCTTTTCCATGTAATGAACCTCAACAATAAAACCATTGTTAAGCTTCACTTGGTCTTTCTCCCATTTACTCTTTCCAAGAGCATCTAACAAGCCTCGAGGTTTTCGAGTTGTCATGCCTGAACAATGCACCTCAAGCTTTAGATTTAGAAACCTTGTTATGAAGTAATAGTTTAGAGTTCTATCTGACCAGTCAGCACCAACAGAGTCTTCATCTCTGCTCTTGCCTAGTAGCATAACGATAGTTCCATGATTCTTTATGCCTGACTGTTTTTTACAATCCCACCACTTGACGCCTTCAAAGCCATTAGGGTGGCAATCTTGAAGATCGTCAAGGCTTGCGATGTTAGCCATTGACCCATCACGCATCTCTGTGGTTAGGGTCATCAGCGCTTGATCTCCGTCCTCATCTTTCTCGATGTACTCAAAGGGCTTGAGCCCTACCACGTCTTGAACCTCATCATAGACAAACCAAGCCATCGCCCCACTGGGGTTGTTTTTAGACCAACTGAGAAACACCACGCCGTAAGGGTTAGCCAGTAGCGTGGTCGTCTTGACGCCGATCCCGAAGTTGTCATGCAGACCGCCGGTTCGCTTAGAACTGCTGTTGAGGTGAGCCAGATACTCATACATCTCATCTGCGGTCATCCCTTTGCCATCATCTGAGAAGCAAAGCTTTTTAGGCCCACCACCCTTTAAGAATTGATGGTCAAAATAAACTTTCATCTTGGAGGCGTCTGCCTCTTTGCTGTTCATGTAGATTTCTCTGACAAACTGCATAGGCCCGATCTCAGACATGAACCTTCTAAGACTCGCGGTTGGGTTCTTATTCTTTAAAGGTTGAATCATTTTTATTTTCTCTATTCGTCTAGGGTGCTGCTTAGATGCCTAGCTTTGCGTCGCTGTATCCGAGCTTTTGAGCTTCTGCATAGATCGCGTCGATTGCGTCTGGTGTCGCGTTGTTTGGTTTATTTGCGAGCGTCCAAAGCCCGATCGTGAATACCTCCAATTCGTCCCAGTTGCTCACAGCTTGACCTCGCGCGAGAACCATCTGCACATCGTCTTCATGCGCCCAGCTGTGCTCGCTGATTTCGCCTGACTCTTCGTCGAGCTCTCCAATCTGGCTCATTTCATACAAGCCTCTGGCAATCTCTTGAGGTGTGCGCCCTTGCTCTGCCGGTGGCTCGCTGTTTATTGCCTCATGCTGTTGAGGAGGTCGCGACATCTGACGAGGTGCGCGCGATGGTGCTTGCAGCTCCTCACCTAGAGAGTCGGCGCTAATGCGTGCGCGCTCATCATCTGAAATGCTCATATTGTCTGCGAGCTCATCAGGTGAGTAGATACCGCTTACAGCATCCGGATAAGTAGCACGAAGCATGAGTGTGAGCGCGCGAGCTCGTAGCATCTGCATTGGCATCTGCCTCCAATTGCGATTATTGGTCAGCCCTTGCGCCCTCGCCATTTCGATCGTAAATGTGAACGTATGCACGATGCTCTCAGGCTCATCAGTGCGAGCGCAGGTGTAGGTGCAGTGCTCTTGATCCCAAGAGGTGATCGCCATGTAACGGCACAGACCTGATCGCCTGACGACTCCTGCCATCGCGTCTGCGTTTAGCGAAGGCTTTCCCTTAAGCATGTAGGCGTTGTTTTGAGTAATCGCCATATCGCCGCCAAAATGCGCGCCAAATGCTGCATGTAATCTGAGGCAGTCTTGAGGGCGGTCGCTGATGAGCGTTGCAATTTCTTTGGCTTGGTCGAGAGAGGTGGGTGTGTAAATAGTCATGATTTTATCCTGTGGTGTGTATGTATGTATGTATGTGTTTTAGATGTTTAGCTCGAGACGTAAGCGCAAGCGCTCGATACGGTCGCTCTGTGGCTGTCCTCGCGTGACGTACCAGGCCCTCGCAACGTTAAACCAGTCGGCTTGACTGATCTTAAACGTGCGCCCGAGGTCAGATGTGATGTGCTTCTCAAGCTCGTATTTCGTGCCGTTGTGATAGTCAGTCGGGCTAATCGGCGAGACTGCATCATAGACGGCGATGTGCTTTAGCAGATAAGCAACCTCATCTCTTGACAGATGACGGTTAAGCCAAGACTTTCGAGGGCTCGGCTCGTCGTCTTGCTTTGGTGTAAGAGCTCTAATGCCGTCATAAGCTGCATAGAGTAAACAGATCGCAGTGATCGCGATCATGATTGTTAAGGGGTCAATATAAGTGCTCATTAGTTTAGCCTTTCAATAGTAAGAAACTGATCTGGTGTGTATGTGTCGAGACCAGTAAGACGATTTGATGCAATGGCAAGCGAGGTCGCGAGGTGGACAGATGGGCAGACTTGCCCAGTCATAATGCGGCTTAAGTAGCTCCGATTGATCTGAGCCTCTTGCGCAAGGTGTTTGAAGTTATAGCGCTCGGCTGAGAGATCAGCGGCGAGTTGCTGTCTGAATGTCATAAGGGCCTCCTGTGACTTGGTGATGTAGTCTTTTAAACAGATCTTGTGCCTTGTGTCAACAACATATTGCACAATTTTAAAAGTCAGGTTGACATGAGCGCAATGCAGGCTTTATATATGAGGCATCACCATCGACAGGAGATAACTATGAAAGAGATGGAAGCTCGACTCGCGATTATGGCAGTCGAAGAACTCACAGCGGCTCAAAAGCTGATCATGCTTTATATACTAACGCGAGTAGACTGGCAGGACTGGACAGGCTCAGTCAGCACAAATGATATTGAACAAGGCACTAAACAGAGCACTCGCAATATAAAGAGAAGCTTAAAGGCGCTCGATGATCTCGGCTATATTGATCGATCTATCAAGAGGCGAGATAATGGCCTACATCATAAGGCATCTATCAGGGTCTGCGTCTCTCTGCTAGGTGACAGAAAGTCACCACCAATGGTGACAGAAAGTCACCATGAAGAGGCAAAAGACAGTGACAGAAAGTCACCACCCATGGTGACAGAAAGTCACCACAGTAAAGCAAAGGGTGGTGACAGAAAGTCACTAGGGGTGGTGACAGATTGGCACGAGGGTGGTGACAGAAAGTCACTAGGGGTGGTGACAGATTGGCACGAGGGTGGTGACAGAAAGTCACCCAATAACAATATAGATCAATATAATATCAATAATAAACAATATAACAACAATAGAGAAAAGGCAGAGCCGGAGCTAGAAAGCGCGCGCGAGGATCGCGAGCCGAGCAATGAAGAGCAGCAGAGGGCAGACCTTTGGGATAGCATCATGGATGCTCCAAAGCCTGAGATCACAGAAGAGCTGCGCGATGGTCTGTGGTACGTCTCAGACATCTACGACGAGCTTGATTACAAGCGTAAAATAATATGGGAGATCAATCATCATGAGCGACAGGACATAAGGCGAGCACTCTGGAATCACTCAGACGGTGATAAGCTCTATACTAAAATGAAACATGAGAGGATAGCACCTCGATCTGCGATCGATTGGGTCGGTCTTCAAGCAGCCGGTCATATGCCAGCGATCAAGACACCTAAAGCGCCTCCTCAAAAGCCAACGAGCTACACTGTGACACCTGAGCGACAAGCAGAGATCCTCGCAGCAGATCAGGCATGGCTTAACATCATCAACAGCAAAGGCAATGATGAATGGTAGACTATCAGAGCATCGATGCTGAAACTTTCCCAGAGTCTGAGTGGCAGAGCTCATCAGGCATGCTCTCGAGCACTCCACTGCCCTATTGCGGCGGCTGTAATGAAGGATGGACTTTTACCGAGCGCGACAATGAAACAGCACAGACAGCAAAGCGCTGCAACGTCTGCCACCCTCTGCGACGTAAATTAAAAAACCTAGAGCGCGCGCGCTTGCCGTACACAGCTCATCAGCACACTCTTAGCAAGTATGAATGGGATACAGACAACCAGCGCGAGCGAGTCGGCGCTGTGCTTGATTGGATACACGGGCGCACAGATCCTGTTGATAAGCCCTCTGTTCTTATGTACGGCAGGCCCGGCAACGGTAAAAGCTCCATGCTTCATATCCTAGCTAAACATGCAGTGTTCGCAGGTAAGAGGGCGCTGTACATAACCCATGAAGGTCACTTAATGGACTTAAAAGCGAGTTTTAACCAAGAGAGGCGATTGCAGCTGCATGAGATGCTCGAAGGTATTGACCTTCTCTGCTTTGATGAGATCGGCGGCATGGGTGGCGGCGGCAACTGGACACAATGGAGCAAAGCGCAGACGCTAGAGATGATAAGCGCGATTCATGACAGATGGTCATCTAAAGCGCTGTCAGTAGTCGCAACAACAAATCTACACCCTCGCCAAGTGCTCAAGCAGCTCTTAGACAATAACAGCGCAGCGCGCTCGAGGCTCGGGCAGATGTTTGGCAAGCCTGTTGAAATGATAGGGCGCGACCGTCGCGAGGCTGTTGCCGATGGTTGGGACTGAGTGCATGTTATCTCAGTTAAAATTAAAATTGACTTAAGTTAAAATAAATTGTTGACAGAGAGCAAAAGGGGTGATAAATCTATTTTCAGATGGTGAGCAAAGGAGCTCACACAGACACAGCCCACAGGGCAAGACAAATGGAGACAGAATGAAGATTCCAGCAAACATCATCGACGGCACAGCAAGCATCAAGCAACTCAAAACATGGATGTACACCATTGAAGATTTCGAAAATGAAGAGGCGCACCGATGGCATGATGTTAAAACTAAAGGTGATCATATCTTTATGTCTCACCTCTCAGAGACGGCAATCGCAACCTATGAGCATACAAGCGGCGAGCAGAAGATCTTGACTCACATTCTCAAGACAGTTGCACACCGGCTTGTCGGTGATGAGGTCGTTAGTGTGCCTCGAGTATCAATTGCTAATGTTTATCAGAGTGACACACTCACCAGCATCTGCATCTCTGAATATGCAATATAACAAGACGAGCCTTAAACACTAAAGGAAAGCCGGTCATAAGATCGGCTTTTTTGTTTTCTGCCTAAAGCATAAGGTAAACCTCTAAAGCACGATCTCTAAGAGCCTCGGCATGTCTTCGACCTCTTCAACACATGCGCGCACTGCCTCTGCATATTCTCTGATCTCTGCTTGCGCATGGCTATCAAGTCGCAGCTTTAAAAAATGTATCAGCGCATGGAGCGAGCAAGACCAGTAACACTCAGACAGCAGCGAAACCGGCAACACGGTGCGCGCTTGCTCTTTGCACACACCTAGACTCAGCAGCTCTTCATATGCTCTGTGTGCATGATCAATCGCTCGTATGTAGATCATCTCAGAGCGCAGCGCTTTCTCGTCATCAAGACGACCGCCTGAGCCTTGCTTTATGCTCTCACTCTGCTCTCGCCAGCCGTTTGACTGCCAAAACTCGCAATCGAATTGCACATATCTGCCGCTAATTTCGTTCCATGCGCAGCCGATTTGGTGTTTCATCCACTGCCTGAGAACAAAGATCGGCGCTTTAATATGGAAGGTGAATTGGACATGCCTAAACGGTGAGGTGTGCTTATGCGTCCATAGGTAATTGACTAAGCGCCAGTCTTTATCGCTCATCTCGAGCGTGTGCTTGCCCATTGATACTCTGGCACTATTAACAACGCTCAAGGGTGAGCCCATGCCATCGACCAGCTGCACCGAGCCTCTGCCTATTGTAATCTCGTTGCTTTTCATTTATTGTTCTCTTGTCATGGTTGATGTGAGACTGTGGTTTGTATGTATTGATAAAGGTGCAGCGCTCTTCTAGGGCGCTGCGCCATCCCTTCAAGGTAACAAGTATTATGAATAAAATCTGGCTTATCGGTCATGTCGGGCAAAAGCCCGAAGCGCGCGGCGCAGAATCTCAAGTGGCTGCTTTCTCTCTCGCTGTCAAACAGTGGCAGAAGGGCGGCGAAAAAACAACGATCTGGTTGCGCTGTGTGGCGTTTGGTAAGGCTGCTCAGAACATCTTGACCCATGTAGACAAGGGCTCGCACATCGCAGTCACAGGCTCGATTAAGTATAAGACATATGAGCGCGAGGGCTTGAGCAAACAAGAGGTCGAAATCTCTGTTGATTCGTGGGAGTTTTGCGGATCAAAGCAGAAGCGAAACGAGATTGGAAACCAAGGGCCGGCAGTCAGCTGGTCAGGTGGCGAGAGCTGGTCATGACACACAAGCAGCGAGCTGAGAAGGTTGGCGAGCGCCTCGTACATCTAAGAGGGCTCATGATGCACATACTGCTCAAAGATTTTCGGCTAAGTCTTGCAGATGCAGAAGATGTCTATAGCGAGTCTTGTATTTACATGCTTGAGAGGGGCTGCTTGTTAATAGATGTCGATAAAGACTTTGATGTAGCGATTAAAACAACTGTTAAGCGTCGAGCATTGAATTACATTAGAGATAGAAAGCGCATGCACGTTGGCATATTTTCGCCCGAAGGTGAAGACTACGGCTATCTCGCAGACGATAGAGAAGACCCAGTGCATATCGAGCAGGCGATTGATCGCGAAAAGGTCATGAGCTTGCTTAAGCTTTGGTTTATTCTGCCGAGCGAGCAAGCTGTGCTCAGCCACCTAGATAAAAGCATTAACATGCGCCATATGTCGGAGCTCACAGGCTACAATCTACACACGCTCACAGGAGCGTTCAGGCGTATGAGGCAATTTGCGAGAGACTTATGACCAAGAATGAACGCTTAAAAGCTATGGCAGCGAGAGAGCAAGGGCGCACAAATCGCACAAGCGCGCGCGAACCTAAACACGGGCCATATGCTAAAAAAAACAAACAGAAGGTCGAGCTCCTGTTGTCTCTGCTCGCCGAAGGTCATAGCATCGAAGCGGCAAGCGTTGGCGCTAATATACCTCGCCGCACGATCTATGACTGGATCGAGGCGCATGAGCAGTTTGCCGACGAGCTCCAAGATGCAAAGCACGCAGCCGAGGGTCACTTGCTTAAGTCGCTCTTGAGCGTAGCTGCTCGCAAAGACGATGCGCAGACGTATCGCTGGTTACTCTCTAAGCGCCGACCCGACATCTATGGAGACAAGCAAGAGCTGCAGGTAAGCTCAAAAGTAGAGAACGGCGTGCCAGAGGTGCTCGCCATGCTCGAGCAGACCAACCACCTCGTAAATGAAAGAGCTGGCTCGGACTCAGACGAAGACGCCTGAGCCCAAGCCAAAGCAGCAGGCGCAAAATGGCACAAGCGAAATTAAAAATCAATAGACCTCATCTGCATGAGACTTGGACACCCGAGCAAATGCGCGCTGCTGTCGTGCGTATTCACAATCGTTTTCAAGGCTTGGTGCAGTCTGTGATCGAGTCCGCCGACTTTGCTAACTATCGCATAACTAAACAGCCACTTGAGCTCGGTAGACCGGCGTGGCCCGATCCTGCTGAGTATTGTGATCTAGTCTTAGCTCGGCGATCGGGTGCGAGTGTCGCTGCTATCGAGGTGAAGACGAGGCATGTAAAATATGGCGAGCAGCGCCAGTCGGGCGAGATCCTCGAAAGCGTGTTAGATCATATGGGCTCTAAGCTGCATCAACTGCAAAGGCTGGCTTATGAGCACGATGCTCTTTGGGTCGTTATCCTCGGCTTATATCGCGTGCCGTTTCAGGCTGCAGCTATCAACTATCGCACAGAGTTTGAGGTGGTGATGATATGGGGCAGAGATGTCGGCAGAGATAGCCCGATGTCGCGTGCGAGCTTTCCTAGCCTTGATATGTTTGATCGGGCGATCTGTAGCTGTGTAGACCCTGTTGATTTTTGGTCACTTGCTTCACTGCCTCGACTGCCTTTACCCAATCGAGACACGACAGAGCTCGAGGAGCTCGTGGCGCACAGCAAGCTCAAGCAGAAAGCCAAGCGAGCACTTTTAGCGATTATTCAGTGGCCCGAAGAGAGCATGCCTCTGCGCACATATCTGCGCGAGTTCAGCTCTGCAGACTGCTCAGAATATGCGCTTAAGCATTATGTGCTTAACTTCATAGATGCAGGTGTAGTCGTTGGCTACAAAAAGGGCAAGCGTGCGCATCGTTTGGCAATAGACGAGCAAGCGCTGCTCGCTTACTTGATCGAGGTTGATCGTGAGTGAGTTTGCATTAAATGACTTACAGCGCGAGGTGATCGCAGGCATACGCAGAGCCGACCGAATTATAGCTGCTCGATGTGGTTGGGGCTCTGGCAAGACGAGCTCGCTGATCTTTGCGATGTGGTTTTTATCTAAGATCAGACCAAACACAACAAGCCTGCTAGTGACAGACACCAACGCTCGATATAACTCTGTACTCATGCCCGAGATTGAGAAATGGCTAGCGCCTCGAGGGTGGGTTTACAATCACACCTTAAGGCAGTGGACTGATCAGCATACAGGCAGCTCGGTGCTGTGTCGCTCGTATTTTCGACCGAACACTAGAGACAGCAGCCATAATCCTCTCGAGGGTATAAACGTGACATCAGGTGTCGCTCTTATTGATGAATGCCAGACCCTCGGCGCAGAGGTTGCAAATAAAGCGCTCGGTCGTTTGCGCTCTGGGCCTTCACCGACCTTAATCCTTGTCGGTCTGCCGGTTGCAGATGCGTGGTGGTGTCAAATGGCAGAAGATGCAGGATGCTCGCCGCTCCTGTTTACAAGCTATGTGAATCAAAGCAACCTCTCCGACGAATGGTTTGAGGCAACAAAGCTGCTACCACCTGACGAGCGCGAGGCGATGGTACTCAACAAGCCCAAGCCTCCAAGCGGCTTGGTGTATCAAGAGTTTGACAGCGAGCGGCACGTCATAGACGACTTTGTGTATAAGCCTGAGATGACTGGCAGGATCGCCATCGATTGGGGATTTCGTAAACCTTCGGTACTTATCATCGTGTATGATGAGGCTCGCGAGGCTTCAGTGATCGTGCATGAAATAAACCCACAAGAGGTAACAATCTCACAGTTGAGCGAGATGATCTTGCGAGTTGCCTGGCCTCGAAGTGATAAAGCCAACGCACCGAGCGCTCGGATATGGCTCGATACTGGATGCGCAGACAAGGCAGGCAAGGCTCGCAATGATCAAACAGGGCGCAGCGCTTTTAGAGAGATCGCCAAGAGTGTCGGGCAGGGTGGCATAGGCATGCCCTTGCGTCATACAACAGACCCAGTGCGCACCGATATTTTGAATGGAGTGCAAAAGCTCAAGCGTGCTTTTAATCAGTCGCGCTACCTAATCACACGCGAGGTGTGGCGCAAAGGCGAGCGCGCAACAGGCAACAGCCTGCGCAAGGCGCTCATGTCTTATGCTTGGGATAACAAAGAGCAACCTAAAAAAGACGGTCGCGAAGATCCTCTTGATGCGTTGCGATATGATGCCATTTTCCATTATTGGGCAGACGCTATCAGCAAAGCATCTTATGCTAGACGCAAGCCGAATCGCAACAAGCGATCAGGCATACACACATCATCTAGGAGCTTCTAATGGCTGACCCTGCATTACCACCCTCGCTGATTGAAAAGGTGCTTGACCCTAACAACCTTGTCGCAGTTGTTACAGTTGGCTTGATGTACATGCTTTACAAGTTTACGAGCAGACGCTTTGAGCTTGAGGCAGAGGAACAAAAACAGATAGTCGAGCGCATAGACGATTTACATGATGAGATCATGAAGCTCGAGGGCAAGGTTGAGACGCTCCTGCGAGGTCGCGATGTCTAGCGAGTACCCTGCGCTCGACAGAGTTGATCTGACAGCCGAAGAGCCTGTGAGCTCCTCTGTTGATCACCCCCAGCATTATCAC